TTAACTGCTTGCCAAGATGTACCACCAGAATTATCTGCAAATGATAAATTTCCAGAACCATCTGTAACTAAAATTTGATCTGCACTTCCTGTAGCAACAGGTAAAGTTAATGTATAAGCTGAATCACCTGTAATTGTTGCAGGTGCTTTTAAACCAACGTAGGCACTTCCAGTATTATCTCCTAATCTAATTGCACCTTCTCCGTCAATTGTAACGTTAGTTCCGTCCCAAGTTAAATTTGCAGAACCACCAAAAGAAGTTCCACCATCGTTGAATTGAATTTGTGTATCAGATCCACCTGGAGGTGAAGCTAAAGCTATTTCTTTTATGTTAGGGTTAGTCCCATCATCAGCAGCAGCAAATAATAATTTATCTCCTTTATCATCTGTTGCAAAAGTTACTGATGTTCCAGAACCTGATACATATTTAAATTGTACAGTAAAAGAACCTGTTGTTGAATTTCTTAAAAAATAAAAAGTTTCTATATCTAATGGAATAGTTACAATTTGATTACCTGTAATCGTACCTGTAAACTCAATCATTCTTGCTTGAGCTGTTCCAGTTGTATTACCATCAACTACTGTTAATGCAGTTGTTTGTGCACCACCAGCAATAGATACTTGTTTGAATCCGCCTGTTAATTGTTCAATTAAATCTAAGTTATTATTTGTTTTATCTCCCCACGTACCAGAGTTTTCTCCAGTAGCCATTTTTTCTATACCAAGAGGGGTATATGTAGATGCCATAAATTTAATCTCCTATAATTATAATACTCTTATTAAGCCGCTCTATCAACCTCTGTCCATGTAACGGTGGTTCCAGTGTTAACCTCAGCCCATGCTGTTATTCTAGTGCTAGAAATAGCAGTAGTCAATGCTACGCCAGTAATATTTACATCAGCGTTAGCTTGTGTGGTAACACTACCTATATTTGCAGATAAACTAATACCTGTAACTTCTGCTACTGATACTGCATCTACTGAGCCTATACCTGTAGATAACGATTGACCTGTTAGTGTAACATTTGCATTTCCTGCAGGTATCTCTTCTCCAATTGATGTAGTTAATTGAATTCCTGTAACATCCACTTGTTGATTTAAATCAACAGTTTCATCACCAATTGCTGTTAATAAAGATTGTCCAGTTAAAGATTGATTTGCATCTGCTGTAATATTTACTGAACCAATATTTAAAGATAAATTATTTCCTGTTGTAGGTACAGAAGCACCTGCATCTGCAACTGTTTGACCAACTGCAGTATTAATTGTATGTTCAACAACGTTTACAAATATATTTCCATTAGCTGCAATATCAACTGTTCCAACTCCAGTTGAAGCTGTAACGCCTTGAAGTCTTAATGTTTCTACAGAACCTATATCTGTTAATAAACTAATTCCTGTAACATCAACACCTACATCTGAGAATGCCCCTTCATTACCTGTTACTATACTTAATGATTGTCCAATTACATTTTGATTAACATCAATTTGAATGGATACTGAACCTATGTTTGTAGATACTGCATCTGTGGTTACAGATGTTTCGCCCCACGGATCACTGCCCCATGAATCGACACCCCAACCTTCAAAGGTTACGGTTTCATTGACACCACCTTCTCCCCAAGATCCTACGTTCCAAGCGTTTTCACCCCAAGAAGAAGTTGATGCCATTTTAAAACTCCTTAGCTAATTCTTATAATAGCTTGAGTATCATTTGCGTCTGGGAACTGAATAGTAAATGTTCCAGCTGTCGCTGTTTTGTCTCCTCCAAAGTCTAATACTGCAACTGCTGTATCTGAGTTTGATGTATTGTATATCAAGGCTCCTCTTGCAGTTAAAGTAACTCCTGTGAAAGATAAATCATTGAAATCAACAAAAGCTGTTGTTCCGTTTACTGATACTAAAGCATTAACTAAGGCACTACCACCTTGAGCATACTGACCTGTGTCTCCAACTTGACCGCCTGTGCTGTCGCCAGGGTAAGCAGTTGTATCTGCACCAATAGTTGCTGTGTTGTCGTATAATGCTAATTTAAATACATCTCCTGTTGAAGGTGTAAAGTCATGTTCTGCTTTAAGCATTTCTTCCTTAAAGCTGTTACATATTGCGTTAGTTGTAATTGCCATATTTTCCTCCTGTTAAAATTTATTATGGCGATGGAGAAGGAACCTTAATTCTAGGAACCCCTTCATCGTATTCTCCTCGTCTTCTTCTACCCATTTGCTGTAGAGCAAAAGCTTGTACACTTTCATCATACTTGCTTTTATATAGGTTGTACATATCCATTGGGCCTTTTAAATAAGAAAAAGCTTCTGTAAGTACACCATATAAAAGTAATCCATCTTGGTATTGTGCCAAAAATGTATTATTCGTAGATGTAAAATGTGGTGGATCAATTATGTAGTTTAGTTGTACTTGATAAGTATCATCAGGTGTAGGGGCAACTACTAAATTAAAATCGTCCCACATTGCATAATATTTTGGTAATCCTGTTGCACCAGAATTATTAAATTCAGATATAAAACTTGTATCTCTTTTTTCTAAAAAATTTCTATCTCCAGATCCATCAAAAACTTGTACTGATCTAACTATGACTTGATCAGCTGGTAATGAAAGATATCTTTGAGAGGTAATAAAATTAGAAGTTGAATATTTTCTTAAATCATCATAATCGACTTTACCTGCAACATCTAATTCAATTTGTCTTATGAATTGATCTATTATAGAATCTGTTAAAACATTAGAATCAACTTCAGTATAGTTTCTTACTTGAGTTAAAAAATTTGAATAACTAATTGCCATTATGTTATCCCCACTGTTACTTGACCAATATTAGATAATACTTGTCTACCTCTATTTTGTGCAGAGCCATCATCAGGTTGCATGCCATTAGAACTAAAAGCAAAATCTCCTGGTAAAGTTAAATTAGCAACAATTCCCCCACCTCCACCAGATAAAACTGTAAATGTTTGAGGTCTAGCATTCATTAATGCAACACCATCTGCTGAAGTTCTTCTTGGATCTAACTGAGGGTGTTTAGGTTCAAATTCAGAAATATGAACGAAGGCTCCTGTCCATTCTTTAACCATTTCTCTATATGGAAAAGCTTGACCAGATCTATCTGAAATTGCTTGTGCGTATTTTCCTGATGCTCTAGTTGCCATTACACTCCATCTCCATAAAATGTTTGTGGTGAAATATATACTGATGTTCTTTGACCATCTTCATTTAAAGCTCTTTGTAATTCATCTTCGTAAGCTAATCTTAAACCTTGAGTTGATCCTGGATTACTTAAAAAAGATAAATAATATGCTAGACCAGAAACCATACATGGTATGAATCTGTAAGCAATATCTGCAGTATTAGTGTAAGCTCCTGCATCTTCAATTCTGTTAATAGTGTAATATTTTAAATGTGTATATGTGGTAGCATCAGGTGCAATATATAAATTAATTACTGGTGTTGTTTGTCTATCAACAAAATATTGTGAAGGTTGTCCTTGTGTACCTTTATTAGGTAAAGCAGCATAAGCTGATCTATCTATTTTTGTTAAAGATATATCATTTGTTGATGTAGTTATTCCTGAAGTAGTTGAAATATAAGCTTCTAATACATCTGATACATTTGTTGGAACTGTGTATGATATTGTACCAGCAGTTAAAGCTTGTGTTTGTAATTCAACTTTCCAAAGATGAACGCCACGATTACCCCATTCTGAAAATAAAATATTTAAATTTCTTCTTGCTCTTTTTAAATCATAACCAGAGTTTGTTCTAACTCCACAACGATTGAAGGCTTCTTCTATAATATCGTCTATGTTTAAATCGAATGATGTTGTTCCTGAAGTAGCCATTATAATAAATCCTTGTAGTATTTAATTGAACCGCCTTTAGATGCAGCTCTTACGCATTGTCCACCAACATTTACATATCCTGGAGGACAAGTGTTAGTATTATCTCCACCTCGCCCACTCATTTGTTTTAATTTTTGTTGTGTTCCTGATATGAGAGGCATACCCATTGCTTTTCTTCCAACTACAGTATCTTTTATTGCACCTACAACATTTACAACTTGAGCACCTGGTATAAAATTTGCTAAACCCATAGCTCTTTGTCTAGCTTTTAAATTGTCTCCAATATTTGTAATTGATTCTGTTGGAATTCCAGGATCTATAGGGCCAGTTATTTGTTTTTCTTGGTAGTTACCAGGTCTTTC